TTTTGCCCATCGACCAAAGAAAAAGGATGAGTACGCGTAGCCCAGGCGCGCGCCAGGCGTACGCACAGCCCGGTGCTGAGGCTACGTGTAGCGTGCGTGTTACGCGTAGGGCTGCCGACCGGCACCGAAGGAGGCGGGGGTCGCGGGGGCGGGACTATTATATATATATATATCATCTACTAGCCCTCTAAAAAATATTGACGGATAAGGGCTTATAGCGTAGGTGGATGGGCAAATGGATGCTAAGGAGGAACTCATAGACTCTATTCGGGAGGGAATTTTAGAGATCCAAGAACACAATCCTAAGAACAATAGCATATTGTCTAAGAGTAACCCCGAAAAGGTTGCGGAAATATTGTACTTACACGCTACTGGGGTGACTCAGACCAAAATGAGAACCAAGTATGGGCTCAAGCGTGAAACAATTGTAAACGTTTTGTTGGACTATGCCGACTTCACGGGCAAGTGGAAACAGTTGGGTAGCAAGATAAGGGGACGGGCATTCTTAGAACTATCCTCGTTAGAGGAGGATTTGATAGAAAAGCTAAGAGAGAGAATGGAGTCTGGTGAAATAAAAGCTAGTTTTAAAGACTTGTTGCCATTAGCGGTTGCGTTGGAGAAAGCGGAAAAGGGTAGTAACACATTCAGGGGAGAAGCTAGTACGATTGTAGAGGAGCGTAAGGTGGTAAGCCAAGAGGACTATGAAGCTACGGTTAAGGCTGCTAGGGAGCGTATAGCCAATATGAAGAAAGCAGAGGTGGTTATTAATAATGATTCTTAATTTCAATGACCAAGAAGTGTAAAAACTGTGGCAAATACCTGTTGTTTAAGGAGTTTCACAGCAACGGCCGACAAGGGGGCAAGAAAAGGTATAAACCTAGATGCAGAAAATGCATTAATAGTATAGCAAGAACCCAAAGAAATAAGTTAATTAAAACCCATTTTGGGAAGTGGAAATGCTCTAGGTGTGGATTTGAGGGTAGGCCCATTCAGTTTGATTGTCACCATGCTAGGGGTATTAAAAGATTTAAAATATCTGAGAATTTTAGAAAAGCGGTAAGCAGTAAAAATGTTTTTTTAAGAGAGCTGGAAAAGTGTGATTTGTTATGTGCTAATTGCCATAGGCTAGAGCATGAGATTGTTCCGATTGAAACAAAACCTTTTACTTCTAAGCCAATAAGGCATGACATAAACCGGATTTTATAATGAACAGAAACATTCAGCTAGTTGAGAAATCATTGGATACCATAAACCCAGAATGGGAGGTGTTTTTGGTAGCCTCTATGGGGAAGAATGGCTTTGAGTATGACACTTTTAGTCGGGGATTTGATCCTGACTTAGAAGATCAAATGTCTTGTTTTTTAGCATTGGTTAATGCTTCAGCCATGAAGGACCTAAATGATTTTTTTCCGGAATGATTGAGTTTAGCGATCATCCAATATTAAAGCCTCCTACAGATGAAGAGATAGTGTTCTTGGGGGAGAACTACCCCAAGATGCTAAAGGAGCTGCACGAGGCCCATGAGGGCCGTATAGAGGCTTCTGAGCAAGATCCGGTAAGGCATGGGTTTAACCTAGATGGCTGGGAGCGTATAAAAGATGGACTAGGAACATACAACGAGTGTCTGTGTTTGGGAGGCAACCGGAGCGGCAAAACTACTGGCTGTGCTAAAATTGTCATGGAGAGCGTGATAAGCAATCCAGATGGTCATGTTGTTTGTTTTTCCCAGAACGCTGACACCAGCGTAAAGGTGCAGCAAGCTGCGGTGTGGGAGATGATGCCCAAGGAGTTCAAGAAGAAGACCAAGAGTATTGAGGGCTACATAAACTACTCGATGCAAAATGGGTTTACCGGAAGCAGCTTTATTTTTCCTGATACCCGAACTAGGGTTGATTTTAAAACCTACACCCAGTTTTCCAATAACCAAACCATCTTAGAAGGTTTTGAGTTTGGGTTTAGGTCTGGGGACAACTTGAACATTGGAACGTGGTTAGACGAATATCTTGGTGACGATGCCTTGATAAACACTTTGCGTTTTCGGTTGGCTACTAGGAATTCCAAGATGCTAATAGCTTTTACCCCTATCAATGGGTACACTCCGTTTATATCTGAATATTTAAAAGGTTCCGAAACGCTAAAGACAAGAAAGGCAATTCTTCTTAACCGAGAACTGCCAGTACAACAATATAGTCCAAAACGGGACGCATCAGTAGTCTACCTGCATTCAGATGAAAACCCGTTTGGTGGTTATGAGCGTATAGCTAAGGATTTGCGGGACAGACCAGATGAGGAAATATTAGTCCGTGCTTATGGTGTTCCTGTAAAGAGTGTAACATCGTTACTTCCGCTTTTCAATACAGAGGTTAATGTTCTTGGTGAGGAAAAGAATAAGTATGGTATGTCCTTCCCTGACATATCGGACAAAAGCAGGTTTACTTGTTATCAGGTGGTTGACCCTGCTGGGGCTCGCAATTTTACTGCTATATGGGCTGCTGTTGATCGGGACGGTTATGTTTACATTCGCCGAGAATGGCCCGATAGGGACACCTATGGAGAGTGGGCTATGTTTGGTGATCCAAAATGGAAGTTGGGGCCAGCAACAAAAAAACTAGGACTAAACGTAGAAAGATATGCTGAGTTGTTCCGAGAGATTGAGGACACTCTTGGTATAGATGTTTTTGAGCGTATAGGGGACTCTAGGTATTTTGCTAGGGAAAATGACAACAATGAAGATTTGTTTATGTTGTTTGATGAATATGGAATGCTTTTCCATCCATCAGATGGCCGCATGGAAGAGGTTGGTATTAGTGCGGTTGACGAATGGTTTACCTACAATCCAAACGATCCAATAGATGCTGCCAATAGGCCGTTGTGTTACATACACAAGGAATGTGGAAATTTGATTGACAGTTTATTAAATTATAATTCACAAGGTAAAGCGGATGAGGCTCTTAAAGATTTCTTTGATCTTATACGCTATTTGAGAATGGCAAACGGAGGAGAAGGCCCAGATCACATGGAGAACAGAAGCTTGCTAACAACTAGCAAATCAAAAGGAGGATATTAATGCCGAAAATTAGGATAGGAGCATTAGCTGATGAGCTTGATGCTGATGTAGATAATTTAGTTAGCCTAGCTAAATCAAAGTTGTGTTCCTCAATGATTACAGGAAAAGGTGGCAAGGCATTGTGGATTAATGAAGATGGACAAGAAATATTGCGTATGGCTGTAGACATTCCTGAGATTGTTCCAAAACACTACAAAGGATATGTTATAAAGTCTGCTGCAAATCCCAGATACATATACGCTTTAATTAAGGAAATTGATAAGAAGGTTCCGGTGTGTGTTCCTAGAAAATTAAGAAAAGCCTTGGTTGGTAAAAATATTAAAATAGAGGCTATTGAAGATGAAGTTGGAGTGTCCTACAGATACGTCAGATGACATCACAATGAACCGTCAATGGATATGTGAGCAGATAGATAGACTGCTTGCTTGGGAGATTTTGTGCAAAGTAGCTACCCACGATGAGCTTTACTCAATAAAATCCAGCGAGTTATGTGATAAGATAGGAGCCAACGAGCAATATTTTTATCACGTTTTCCATAACATTAAGGGCAAGCTCAATGCAAAATGATTCTATTTCCGAGTCTCTAACATATGTTAGTGACGATCCCGACATTACATCTCTTAGGTACGCCTATGATCAGTCTGTTACTGAACTTGAGGCATACTTTGATTTGTGCCGAAGCAGTTATGATGACCGCCGTAACTGGTGGCCTGGCAAAAGTAGGGATCTTCGCAAGCACGGAGCAGACGCTTTCCCTTGGGAGGGAGCCTCGGACATGGAGAGCCATGTTATTGACGAGCGCATAACCAGATTGGTTTCTTTGTTTCTTTCTGCAATGAGCAGAGCAAACATCCGAGCATTTCCCGTAGAGGTAGCAGACGTTGCTAGAAGTCGTGTCGTTACAAATTTTTTAAAGTGGATGGTAAAAAGCGGTTACATTCCTCGCTTCAAGCAGGAGATGGAACTAGGAGCCAACTATATGTTAGAGCGTGGTATATTAATTACTTACGTTGGCTGGCACATGGAAGACAGGTCGTTCCTTCAACGTCTTAGCTTAGAACAAATAGCATCTATTGATCCCGCCTTGGCAGAACTAATTTCTGAGGGTGAAGCAGATGATGATGTCTTGGCAATGCTTCAAAATAGTTTTCAAGGGGTTACAGAAAAAAGAGCCAAGAAAGCTCTTAAAGATTTAAAAGAAAATGGAAGTGCTGAGTTACCAATAGTGCGTCGCCAAGTGAATGCCCCAGAGGTAAAAACTCTAGCCCCAGACGGAGACTTTATCTTTCCTCCGTATGTTACCGATCCGCAGCGGGCTCCATATTGTTTTTGGAAAACCTATTACACACCACAGGAGTTGCAGAACAAAGTGATTACCGATGGTTGGGATGAAAATTTTGTAGATCACGTCATTGATCGTTACCGTGGAGTAAACATAGATTCTATCGAGCGTGAGCAAGAAGGACGCCGGTCTCTTAGTCTTACCGATAATGCCTATGAGGCTGAGGAGCTTATTGAAATTGTTTACGGTTATCAAAGATTGATAGACAAAGAGGATGGCTCCGAGGGCATATATTGCACAGTGTTCCATCGTGAGTTTAGTGGTATGCCAGGAATACCGGGTTATGCGAAGTTTGAACTGCTAAACGGGTATGAAGACTACCCAGTAGTAGTTACCAAGCTGTCCGAGGATAGCAAGAGGTTGTACGATACAATGACCATACCTGACTTGTTACGTGGCATACAGAACCAAGTAAAGGTTGAGCGCGACAGCCGAATTGACAGAAACAGTCTTTCTACGGTGCCTCCAATAATGCACCCGGTTGGTCAAGCTCCTACAGATTGGGGTCCTGGTAGAATGATACCATATCGCCGCAAAGGAGACTTTGAGTTTGGTCCTACTCCTGTGTACAACCAAGGATCGGTTGAGATGGAGAAAACCCAAGAATCTCAAGCTGAT